GTTTACTGGCTTGTACTGATGAAACACCTTTTGTACATCAAATCCTATCTCGTAACTGCCAACGTTTTTAAGACCGAGTAAGTTTAAGTGCCACTTGTTTGCGTTATATGCCCACCCATGAGTGCGACCATAAATCAAACTAGCGCATTGTGTCCCATGATTCCCATTAATCACAAGTCGAACTGGAGTACCTGGAGTTACACTGTAGTCCCTACTATATGGCAATATGGTATTTGATCCGTGACAATCATCTCTATTGTAGCCAAGGTTTACTGGTATATTACCAAATGCGGCAAATGATGAACTGCGCTGAGTGCTATCTCGCCACCAACTAAGAGCAACACTCTCTACAGGAACAGTAGTTCCGTCCCATCTTGTCATTAACCTAGTAGAAGCAGAGGCATTAAACCAATTTGGATCAATATAATAAGGAGCATCCAAAACAAGATCAAGTACGTCACAATACCCGTCACCAGGTAGCACATTACCACCGACATAATCTGTGGGATTTACAGCACCGGTAACTCCGCTGTTGATAAATTCTGTATGACCAATCCAAGTACCATTATCACAGCAAATGATATCGACATTTTCGCCTGCGCCTACTTGTTGCAATTTAGCACTGATAGGACTGATATCGTTAGTAGTACTTGTCTTCCAAGGACTACGCTTTGATTGCATTCGATATTGTGCAGTGGTTCGGTTTATAGTTGGTTCGGTAGTACTAAAGTCATTCCTTACACCGTAACTATTTGACCAGAACTGCCAATTTTTATATGGATTAGCCCACTTATCAGTTAAGATATTATTAGTGACACAGATTACGTCTTCGGCTGGTATCTCAAATATCTCTGGATATTTTTCTGGACTCAGGTTGATAAACTTTACTCGTTCATCAGCCTTTAGTTCTCTCGCTTCTTGTTGAGTAAGTAGATAACTTCCTCTAGTAGGACTGTGCAACTTATCATCGTTTACAGCAACCTGTCTAGCAGGTACACTTCGATATACGTTTCCGTCTGTAATGAGTTCTGCATGAAGTTCAGACCATTGTTCAGCAGTATGCGTTCCTAATGTGTAGTACTTCTCACTCATCGCATCTTTCCGTTATATTATCGAATCAATGATGATCCAGAATTATCCGCTAAGAATGCATCAACCTGTGCCTGCACGAATTGATGTGCAACACGCTTTCCGTTTGCTAATAAAAATACTCTAATTTTTGGTTGTTCTACTGCCATGTTATCCTCTCAGCATGTGCTTCCTGTTTAATTTGCGCTCTTGAGTATTGGGGAAGTCTTGATCTTCCCCAAAGTCCCATCCCATTTGACCTAGATTTCCTGCACACTCGGGCGTGATCTCAACTAAGAGTTCTTCGCCCTCACGTCCACGATTCTCATTTCCGTCTGCATTGAGTTCGGTCATCTGTTTAAGTTTTTGTTTATAATCATTCATAAGAGTATTTATAGTCCTTGTCTATCTCGTTCTATGATGTATGATTTTACTAGCTTACTTCGAACAATGTCGGATGCTTCGAATTCAACAAAGTTGAACTCTTTCATCTTCTTGATCACTTTCATGAACAATCGTAGTCCAGACATTTCTTTCTTGCGTTCACTAGTAAGGTCATCTTGCTTAACATCGCCGCAGAAAATAATTCTACAATTTTCTCCTACACGTGTCATTACTGTGTGCAACTCTTGGTCACTCATATTCTGTACCTCATCTACGACAATGATACAGTCATCAAATGTAGATCCTCTTAAGAATGATGTAGAGATAAACTCGACATTATTTCTCTGTTTTAGAATCTCATATGCATCGCCTCTATTGAATAGCTTGGATGCAATATCGTAATACGGTGCTTCGTAGACTTTCATCTTGTCTTTCTGAGAGCCAGGCAAGAAGCCAATATCTCTAGTAGGAACTACTGATCGTACAATGAAGACTTTTTTATATTGAGTGTTTTTCGACATGACTTCTTTCAGAGAGAAGTATAGACCCAGAAACGTTTTACCTGTTCCTGCAATGCCGTGTAGCATTAGATTTACTCCACTTTCCCAAGACTCAAACGCTACAGCTTGATTATCTGTCATTGGGTGGATGTCGCTACTTATAGAGAATCCGTGTGAAAAATTATTGTCTTGGTCTAGTATTCCTTGTTGTCTGAGAACTCGTCTTTGCCTTTTGGTTAGTCGTTGCTGTTGTTGTGCAGGCATGAAACATCCTTATGGTTATCTAGTTTGAATTTTAGACCCCGGACTATTCTTATGAATGTTTTTCATCAGTGAATTGAAGCTATCGGGAGTCTTGATTACTCCCATACGATGTGGATCACCAAGAGCAGGTGCCTTAGTGATGATTTGTTTCATATGGGGATTGGCAGACAGGTAATCCTCACGTGCGTCCATCTTCATGATTTCATCAATTTGTTCACCCGTTTCAGTATTCTCAAACGTGTATATAGGCATTAAGTAACTCCAGTAATTAAGATAAAAGGCAGTGTGACTGCCTTCAAGTGTACCCATCTAATGGATATTTATATCTAAGTTGCGCTCTTAACTGAGCATTTCGTAGATTTCTTTCCAATTATCTACCTTAGTGACTTCATCATGGTGCCAGTCTTTGCTGAATGGGTGATTGATTAGAATCGCATTCAACCCCATATTAGCACCAAGTTCTGCATTCTCGGGCTTATCTTCAACCCACATACAGCCACTATCTAGATACGGCGCTAGTGCATCGTCTTTATCAGCACCAGTGTCTAAGCATACAAGCTTATCAAAGACAGTCTTACCAAACAGATTGTCAAGATTTAGTTTTCTTAACTGACCCGCATGTCTGTCTAAACTCAAACTAGTAATACAGTGAAACACGTATCCCAGTTCTTCATGGATTTTTTTCACGTACTTGACTGAATCTCTCAGAGGAGGCAAACAGCACATAGTAGCACTTTCATTAAAGTACTTAACTAGTTCCTTAGCTTTCTCTTTAGTGATACCATAAGTAGTGTGAATGTCGTAGCATTCATTAGGAGTGGATAACTCTTTATATCCATGTTCTTCCATCCACATAGAGAAACTATGTAGCCAGTCGACCAAGACTCCATCACAGTCGACCAGTATTAATTTTTCATCTTTATTCATATTATAACCTTCTTTCATTTATAAGTGTACTATAGCACACTTTCATAGTATAGTCAACCCCTTATTCAAAAAAACTTGCCTTTTGCTTATTTTTCTGGCGTCTTGCCTTCTGAATGCTTGCCCTACGTTTATCGTATCGCTTGGAGTCTTTCTTTCGAAAGCGCATGTCTTCCTCATCCTTGAGAGACTCCTCTTCAATCCATTCACGGAATTTTTTACCCTTAGCCATAGGTGGTAACTCACTTCTCTTCTTGGTGACTTTATCGTTTTATTCAGCTTTAACTTTTGGTGGACGTCCACGTTTTTTCTTAGCTGGCGGCATATCCACAGGATCACTAATGATTTCGCCAAAAGCTTCGTTGATCGTCTCAGCAGTCAACTCGGGAAATGGTCGCTTCTCTAACATTTGAAGGAGTAGCTTTGCATCATCCTGATCTACCGTCTCAAGCATTTGTATGAATAGAGATTCCCTTCTAGGTTGATCTAGGTTCTCTCCGTCTTCCATCTCAGTGACAAAGTATGCTAATTTTCTTGCCTCACGATATAACATGCCATGCGATTCTTTCATAACCGATGGTGTATATGGTGGTGCAGACGATGGAATCGAAAAACTCCATTTATTGTCATACATCAGAATAAGGATATTTCGTAATTCCTTACTGTTATTTTTTTCTAAATATGCGACTTGTTCAGATGTATCCTTCAATTCGCAAACGCCAGCAGTAATCTCTGCCAATGATAGTGTAGTCATATTAAAACTCCGATATGCTTTCCATTAAGTTTCTAAGTTTATTCTTAATGAAGTAGTTTAACAATTGGCTTCTATCCTTTGGATTTTCTGCCTCGTATTCGTTGAGAATTTGATCTTTGATTCTATCAGGAACTAGTTCCAAATCAATCACAGCTTTGTTTCTCATGTAGTTGCGTTTCACTTCCTCATTCATAGTATTTATATCAGAGAATTCAAGCAACCTTTTCTTGGTAATTGGTCGCTGTCTGATATTCATAACGAAAACATTATCGGCTGACAGGACATTAGGAACACCGTCACCCTTATCGCCTCTAATTATATGCTCATGTAAGTAAGCCTCTGGATTAGAGTTTGAGATCCAACGCTTACGTGTGGGATCATACTGCTTTACATTTGCGTACTTCTGTAGTTGAATGTAGTCTTTGTCGCCAGATAAAACAAGTATTGGATTACTACCAGTGTTTAACTGCTCACCTTCTTTGTGAACAATCGTACCAATGATATCATCTGCTTCAGCAGTTTCGATCTGGATTACTCTGTATGGAAAAAACTCTTTTAACTCATCACGAATTTTGTTGAGTGCTTGAAAGATTGCATTCCAATCTAACTCTGACTCTTCACGACCCTTTCTACGACCTGCTTTGTAGTAGGCGTATACTTGGCGTCTCCAATAGTTTTTATCATCAGCGCATATTACAAGTTCACCAAATTCTCGGTGAAACTTTTGTCTATTGAACCGCAGGGAGTTGAGTATCATATGTCTAAGCATATTCTCATCTACCTGGGCATTTTGGTGATTTCCCATTTGCATCATCATGTTGGAAATCATAACTTGGTTTAGGTCAACCAGTATCATAATATTCTCCTAGTTTGAATTAATTATCTTACTAATATAACACAAACTGATCGGCTTGTCAAGTAAATTATATAGGATCGTTTTCAGATTCGTCCATCTCATCTAAAAAATCGAACAAGGCAGTCTCACAGTCCATTTCACTATCAGCAAATATTCTATCTGATACACTCTGAAAGTGATACTCTTCTCCTAAAGTTCTATGTATCAATGCTCTTATTGATTCGATTAGAACCATAATATCAAGCACTGACTCATAGTTTTCAGTGACATCATATCCTAATTCTGACATAGCAGACACTACATCATGCGCTACATCTACAGAGAACCTCTGTGCGATCTTCTTGTTTAAGATATGAACGTCTTCTTTGAGGTCAGCTATTTCTTCTGACCTCTGTTTCTGGTACTTTGAGAAATCGATAACATTTGTCATCTGACTATCTTCAAGATAACGGTATCTCTATTGATACGGGCATCTGTTGTAGATTGCTTAGTCTTCAAAGCCTTTAACTCTTTAAGTGCTTTAGACTTAGTAGCTTTGCCTATCGTCTCAATCATAGCCTCTGGCTTTCTCAACATCTTCTTGAAGGACTCTTCTTGGTCATAGCCATGAATGGTACTACCTTTAACAAGGAATCCATCTCTTCGATCAGAGACAAGATACTTCATAACCCTCGTCTTAGTGTTGAAGAGATACAATGCGTGGGCACCTACCATCTGTTCTGGCGTGACACTCGCAATCTTATATTCAAGTGATTCCTTGAGGTATAATACATTCTCGACTTGCTTACTCAGAGGAGTTGCTTTCTTGGTTCGAGGCTTACGTGTAGCCTTCTTACTGATGATAAACTTCTCGCAATCAGAAATTAGTTCTGATATGAAATCATAGAACTTCTTCTGTTCTTTGATAGTCATATGACTGTAACCTTCAACGAGATCCTCAGTCTTATCTTCAATCAACTCACGGAGTTCTTCTTTGACTCCAGCATAGTATGAGATGGTATCTCTTGCAGTCTGAGCCGCAGTATTCAATTTACGCATCTCATCATACAAAGACCAATCCTTATCTAAATCTCCAGTGAAGAAATCATCTACACATCCTTCGACTTCGCCAATAAACTCGTTAGTCTTTTCAGCAAGTAACTCATGAGGAGTCTTACGCTTAGGAGCTTTTACTGGCTCATCGTTGTCATCTAACTGAACGTTTGCTTCCCGGTTTACTTTACCAGTTTCTAACAGTTCTTCAACATGCTTTAGTTGAAAATCTTTACTCGACTCAGGCAGAACACATCCATTGAGTTCCATCTTACACAAGCTGGACATAGTTGAAGTACATCTCCAAGACTCGGCAGCCTTAAAGTTCTCGACACTCTCTGGCATATTCTTTTTTATCCAAGTAAGCATCCAAGACTGATAGGCTTTCTTCTCATAGAAGTATCCATAGTGCCGCATCGTCTCTGTAATTTTCTTTTGATAATCATCAGCAGAAATACTAGACCAGTCTGTGGTCTCATATCCAATATGACCCTCTTCGAGAGATCGTTGAGTTTTGCCTCTACGAGGCAGTTTTGTTTTAGCTTTTGCCATGTGTTACTCCATCAAGTTATAACGTATATTAACACAGTACGAAATGGTTGTCAACCTTTTTTTTCAAGTTAATAGATTTAATAGAAGATCATTCCATTGGTAAGATCGTTTTTTCCAGTCATATACATCATCAATAGAACTCTTTCGATTTTCTAGTTCACGCATCATCGATGCCCTAAGTCCCTTATGATTATATATGTTAAGAGTTCCTTCTAGTTCACTTGTAAATTTGTTGGCGTGTTGGAGTCTGTCTTCATCATAGCCATACATAGACGTATTGCTCAATGAAGTCTCTGGTAATGAGCCGTAAGAAGAGTGTAGACAAAAGCAGGATGCAGACATTGCTCGTATCAAAGGAGTGTACGAGACTTCTGGATAATCTGTAGGATACGCAAATATATGACTTCTGTAGTATACGCCTCTCATAAAATCATCATCACATTCCTGATACCAATCGATCTTAGTATTAGAAGCCAATTCACTTGTTAGACCTTCTAAATGCGAAGGTAGCTTTCTTTTACTGACTCTATCGGCACATACTATAAGTCTAGCATTAGGAAATTTGCGCTTTGTGAGTCTTTTAAACGAGGCTAAAACTATATCAAGTCCTTTATCTATATCTCCTGCATATAAGATATTAGTGCTTAGTCTAGGCTTTTCATGCGTGACAATAGGATCTATAGCATCTCTCATCACAATACCATTTGAATATGGTACATCTAAGAATAGATTATACATCTGCTGTTGCCAATAGCTAAAAAATACGATCAAGTCGTATCTTTTAATTTCTTCTGGATCAACTTGATCTGGCGGTAGATGAGGTATCAGTATATTGATACGCCCATCCACGACAGAGTTGAAACTAAACTTAGGCAGAATCGTCTGATTCACATCTCGTTTAATGAGACGAATGATGTGATCAGAACAATTCTCGGTTACGATGTTAGGCGGCACTGAGTAAGCTTCCAGCAGGAATGTCTACTCCGTTTACCAATTTCAAGCTATCCCACCTAAATGAGCGCCAACCGTTTGCTTCAGTATCCCAAACAGGCAAAGCGAATTCACTTTGCTTCTTTGAGTTTGTCGGTGCATTTGCATACACAATAAGATCATCGCTTAGAGTAGCGACCATTTTACGTAAGGTACCGTCAGCCTTGATAAACTCAAGATCAACTTTACCTGCCTTCAGGCTTTCCAAGATTTCTGATTTAGTCATTATCACTTTCCTCACTTTCTTTAGTTATATATTCATTCACTTTCACAGCGAACTCCTGGTATCCACCGACATGATCTTCACCCCACATAATTTGTGGAACAGTTTTCATACCAGGGAATCTTTTCGAAAACTCTTCGAACCCGATAGCGTCTACTTCAATGTAGTCGTGATCCAATTCTAAAGTTTCGCAAAGTTGCTTTGCTTTTAAACACCAAATACAATTTGGTGAGCCGTATATTTTAATCATAGATGTCTCCATTATCTTTATTATGTATAAGGGAACATCGAATGTGTTCAAGTTTTTGGTCACGTGTCCATTCGCTAAGATAGCCATTATCTTTATCAAAGGTATCTATGATAGCGTTTTCATCAACCACATAGTGGTCAATAATCTGCTCACCCAAATACTTCTGAGAAAACTCCTCAACTTCTTCACACGTAACGGAGTCACACGCCCACTCTGCGTCTACAGGATAAGCGGGATTTTCTTCTTGAAGTTCTTCCATAGAGACTACGTAACGCATTCTATATGTCGCTACTGTGTCAACCACAACGTACTTATCTTTAATACTCATCTTATTGTCCTCTTCACGATTTCGTCTAAGCATGTAATCATAATATCCTTCACGCATATCATTCCTTTCTACATTTTGTATAGTATACAAGGAATGGTATTATATGTCAAGTACTAAAATAAGTTTTTTATGTTTGATGCTATGATAAAGCAACAGGTTACTGCGTTGAGTAGCAGTACTACGGTTCTAATGATGGTGATTTGATCTTCCACGGGCTTGGTGTCCTCATCATTAAACGAACCTAATGCGTATTTCCAAATTTTCCACCATCTTGACATATGTTTTGCCTCACAGTAAAAATACTATCCCGTATAAAAATCCAACGTTTAGTCCAATCGAACATACTAGTAGCATGTCTTTTGAAAAACTTCTTTGCTCATAGGTAACAACATAATCAACTTCTACCCTATCAGCTTCTTCCAAGTTAATTGCCTCTTATTTTCTCCCAAAGAGTTTTTTCGTCTTCAGGTTGTTGATCTTCTACCTGATCTTTAGCACTTTCAATTTGTCCGTTAGCGTCATCTAGCGCATCTTCTGATGCCTTGTAGTATCCCTGATATGCGGCTATAATAGCATCTTGTTGCTGTACATATGCACGTAGATCAGAGAAGTTTAGTCCTAAATCTTGGTACCCTTTATCCGTAATAGCAAAAAATGCGATTGATCGCCCACTTGATTTAAGTTTTGCAAGTTGCTCTTCCCAGTTCTCGGGAGTAATGATATGCCACTCAACCTCTCTGAGATTAAGTTCATCTGCACTCGGTAAAACTAATTTTGGTTTTTCTACTGGCTTTGCTGACACCTCAATCCTCTGAGGCATAGATGTACATCCACTAATCAGTAGTGACGTAACGATCAAAAAGCCAAGGACATTCGCTATTGAATGATTTGCCATTTTTTGCCTCCTTTTCTTTATCTGTTAGTTCAGCACCAGACAGTAGTTCGAAACATCTACCTGCTTTCTTAGATGCTCCAGTTATAATTCTCTCTACTAGACCTGGCTTATTTTCTGCCAGATTGCCTAAATCATGTCTACCCAACTTATCGCTGAGTGTTCTATTTTGTCTGCGGATATCAGCAAACTCAGTATTTACTTTATTGAGTTCTTCGCTTGCTCTTTGAAAATCCACTTGTAGTTGTTCGACTGCCGCCTCGCTAGTCTGTACAGCCACTTCAAGTTTTGCATTATTCTCATTCAGTATTGCCATGCGTTCTTGAGTATCGTTATAATACCAATAGAATGCACCTGCCATAACAAAGCTTATCAATGCCATAACTCCTGCTAATTTCATTCCCATTTTACTTCTCCATCATACCACGATGTTTACATGTTGACCAGTAGAATACACTACGCTCTTTTTACCTGCGGCATTGTAAGTTGTCATAAAGTAGTCAGTTGTAACTATCTTTATAGTGCCGTCAGCTAAATGCTGAACTCTCTCTACCGTTCTCTTTTGTTCGTACTCAGCCCTTGACAGTTGCTCTGTCTTTGTTATTAGCTCCCCTGTCAGGTCGCTCATTATCGGTTGAACTTCCATGTTCGTTTTGCTTCCTGTTGAAAATAGCATCATAGCCAGCAGAAAACTTTTTCTGATCAGTATTCCTCTGCCGACTGCCTTTACCACCGTGCCAGTTACTCATTAGGAAAACCTTCATACCATTCATTAATTGTTGACACTATTACATCCCGAAAATCTTCTTTATCTAAAGCCCAGACTACAATCGAGTCGCTATCTGGTGCTATGTTTTTAATAGTTATGTTACTGTTATTTAGCGTACAAGGCATTACACGCCTCTCTCCAGTGTTAATTTTTGTAAAATCAATCGTTACTACGCCCTTCTTAAGGCTTTCGATTAGAGTTGCCATTAGGTTTGGTATATGCTCCATTTACTTGTAAATTTACTCCGTACGACAGGATACAAGCAATCTCGCCAGGAGCTATAAACACCTGAGACCAGGTGCCTGATACAGGATTGACTGCTATCAACAGTCCTCCCGCTATAGGTCTTTCATCTACTTCTATCCAACTGTTACCCTGCATAAAGGGCACTTGTCCGTAAGTGCTTCCTAGATATTCTGCCATATCTCTTAGAGGTAAACATTGACCTGTAAAGTCAAAGGGCATTAGTTCTACTGTTTCATCTGTTGCTTCTGCGGGTACTGTACAGAGAACTACTAAGGCTAGTGCTATTAAATATTTCATAAGCTTTCCTTTCATGCTTATACTTATAAATCTAGTCCCACAGGTTCTCATAATATTTACCAAATAGTCTAAATCCATTAGACATTCTTTTTTGATGCGCTTTCATTCCTTCACTATCAAACCACTCAAACTCGCCTAACTCATTTTTCTTCTCGATATACGGACCGTAGTATTCATCTTGCCAATCATCTTTAGCTTTTTGACGAAAAGCCCATATCATCTCATCTAAAGCCCAGTCCCATCTATCGAACCAGTAAGCATCAGTGTCATAATGATTTTCTTTTGGTGGGGCATTTGTAGAACGTAATTTTTCAGGCACATCTTCGTCATCAACATTTGGTGCGCCATGTGTGGTGTCTTTGAGTTGCACCAGCATTGGATGTACTATTAGAGCCAGAGTAGAATCCATACTCCAGGTATCAAAATGCTCTATCTCAACCTTCTCAGCTCGGTTCTTCCGATACGGTCCTATTCGAACTCTCATCAGATTTTTCCTTCTTGACCAATTCTTCGAATCTATCTGCCATGTCTTTCCACGGATCTTTGCCAACCCAGTGTTCATAGCCTCTTAATATACTTATAATTTTACTGTCAGTCATCTAATTTTCCAAATACGCTAGGCGCTAATCTTTGCGCTTCTTCCATATGATAGTCACCGGGGTAGTGCTTCAAGCACCGATACGCTTCTTTACGCACAGCACTTGGCACTCTTGGAGTCTTCTTTGAATCCATTAAATCTACTAAAAACTGTCGAGTATTCTTTATAGCCCAGTTTCTTTCGATTGGCATTGTCACAAGATTGCCTTAATATGATCGATGTGTACGATAGCGGCTTTCTCACCATTCACTGTAATAGGCATTGATTCTTTCCAATCTAGATAGACTTCAGTACCAATACTAAGTTCTGGATGAGCGACTGCTACTGCAACGCTTGCGCTTAATACAACAGCAGGCTTTACAGCCTTATCGACATCTTTTGTTAAAATAATACCACCAGCAGATTTTGCTTCCTGCTTTGCTTCTGTCACAAGCACATTGTTATGCAACATTCTCATAAAACATAATCCTCAGTTTCGGATTCCCACCAGCGAACAACGTTGAAGAAGCCTAAAGATATAAAATCTCCGTAATCTTCATCTAATCTGTCTGCTTCAGAGGCAACCTCTTCTATTTGATCACGGGACAGTTCAGTTACTTCTTCGACACCATAGTGTTCAAAGACGATACCTTGAGCCCACTCACTTACTTCATTCTCAATCCAGTCCATCATCTTATGGGCACGATGAACTCTGAATCCTACTTCTTCGCTCATTTGTTTCTCCACTCTTGGATCCACTTAGCACCATCACGTTCAGCATCAATGAAGACACCGTTAGTAATAGCGATAGGAATTAGAATAGATACATGAACCCAGATACTTGTTACGATATCGTATCCCATGAATCCCATGTGATAGATGGCAACCATACCAAAGAATGCGCTCCACATGATAAACAGTACAAGCATAAAGTATGTCTGCATAACGGGATCTGGAATAAAACGTAAAGGATTATACTTCACATTCATTATCAATCGCCAACAGTCTACAGCAAATACAATACCTCTTTTCATAAAATTATTCATTAGAACCTTCCACTTTCTGAATGATCCAGTGACCATTCTTTTCACTAAATTCAAGTTCGTCACCGACGACCCAGCCCATTTCTTCAAGCAACTCGTCTGGAAAATCCAAACAAAGTTCCTCAGGGTTATCTGGATCGGCGACAACTTTGGCAACTGATTTGTTGATCATACGATCAAACCGCTGGTTGCCTCACGATAAGCCTTCACGACTGCTTCCGATGTCTTAGCGACAAACACTAAACCACCAATGTAGAAAGTCATATCAGATGGATCTTTCTCTCCAGTCACACAGACTCCATTACCAAAACCCATACCTTGCTCACCATTGACAAGCATTTTAGGGTCAGCGATTGTCAAAGTGCTTGCGCTCTCATCAACAAATTTACCGATGTATTCACCAGCTACTGTGATTACCGTGATCACATCATTCTTTTTATACTGCATTAATTACTCCTCAGTTTCATTTAACATTTCAATTCGCTCTTTAAGTAACAAGATAAGATCGATAAATTCTGATCCTAAATCTTTGTCCTCAAGTGTATCTAATTCAACCTTTAATTCAATTTTCATACTATATTCCTTGACAAGTTATCCCTGTCCTCTATACTTCTTATAACTAGCCTTCTTTGATTTATTCATTGAAGACATTTTTGGGTTCCGTCCTATCGAAGTCTTCTTCGAATTTGTTATGTGAACGGCACTAAACGCTTTTGTTTTTGTAGCCATATTGCTCTCCTATTACGTATGGGCTGTTGAACACGCTTGGTTTTTGTTTCAACTTTTCCCTCACATTTATATTAGTAGTGAGGAAGGCGCATTTCTTCTCCTTACGGCAGAAGTAGCCCAAATTTTTAATTTATTTCCATGTGAAAAGGAAAGCATTCCACGAATATCTCTTTCTCCATTTTAAAGGCTTCTTTTTCCCAAGGCTGGTTTTCATATTTATATCCACCAGCATTGCGTTTTTTCCAACAAAAGTCTCCAGTCTCACCATAGGACAATTCGTTTCTAAAGTACTGCTTAACATGTACTAACTCATGTGCTAGTGTCTGCATCTGTTCCATGAACGTCAACTTTCTACCAGCCCAAGTTTTACTAATCGTCACTTCGGCATCTTTCTCTATAGCAAAGCAATACCCTTGAGCGTCACCCTCTACCTTATTCTTGAAATTGATAATCACCGATTTACTAGTCATGCGATGTAGGTTAAGATACTTCAAGCAGTTTATAACGTATTGCTCTACTACATCTTTATTCTTACATTTGCCAGTAACATAGAATATCATCAGCTTATCCTTATCTTTAATACTAGTATAGTATACGCCAATTAAACGGTAATGTCAAGCTTTTTATTTAATAATTTGTGAAGTCCTCTATACCACTATCTTGACCGAGCCATTCATCGTCTTCCTCATCTTCTAGATTAAGTCTCTCAACGAACTCGCCTTCAACGATTTTGAAAACTCCTTTCAGATTGGTTGATCTGATATATTCTCTACCGCCATCTATCATTGATCCGTCTAACATAAGACAATCATGATGACACTGAGAATACCATAAGAATCCATCTCTATCTTCAATCACACCAAATATGTACCTCTTTGAAGTTTCAACGGCATCTGCATTAGTGATCATTACTCTGGCATCATCTGCGTATGGATTCTTGTATAGACCAAAGTATCGATTACCGAACTCTGGATGTGGGGTCTTACGATAAAAAATATCTACTGGCAAATCACTCGCCAGTAGATCAGTAGTGCAGACGTACTTTATGGGTACACCATCTTTATTTTCATAGTAAGAAATTGCTTTCTTAGTATCGAAAACTGGTGCGTGTTTTACGACTGTAGGGTCTAATCCGCTTTTCATTAATTCTATCCTCACGTTTTTTAATCAAAGCACGAACACGCTTGATGCGCTTTCTTCCTAATCGTGCGGTTAACGATCTGCGTAGTCTAGTCCCTCTGCTAGGTCGATCAATCAAAGGCTTATCAACATCTTCATCTGTTTCCATCTGAATCTCCTTTAGATAGATTGCGAAAAAAGCTATACTTTGACTTCCTTAAAGAACTTGTCGATCATTTCAATTTGGTCATTATATCTTGCCATTTCATCCAATTCTTTTTCAATAGAATCGAGGACGTCTGGATGCTCACCTACACCTACTGCGTTTGCAAGAAAGACTTCTACATTAGCCTTATGCTTTTGTACATGACCACTTGCGTGGGCTCGTACTGCTTGAATTAACATCTCTCTCATATTTATCTCCTTAGTTTACAACTGGTGCGCCTGAGATGATTCGAACATCTGACCTTCGGTTTCGTAGACCGATACTCTATCCGCTGAGTTACAGGCGCATTCGACCCTCAACGACATCAAAATTGGGGTGCCCTATCTTGCTCAGTATTTGGCAGATTAATCTCTTACTGTATCGACACCCAACACAGTCGTAACTTGCTTTCTCTTTTATAGAATCTGGCTCGTAGCAAGTGACGCTCCAGAAAACGGTCTTTTTGCTATGCAGGGCGGGACCGGTACGCCATCTAATTAGGTTGTGGACAGGATTTGGGAATACCTGTATCTACTTGCACTGGACGCTCCCGTCAAACTGGCTTTCAAACTTTCTTGCATCCGCTAGGACAGGGCGCTACCCTCTTCAGAAATACTTTATACGCACGACCACGTATTATTCAGTCACCACGATCTCACTCCGTCGAGTGAAAACTTTTAAATCAATGTGTACACTATACTATAAAAGTGTACCTTTGTCAAGCACTTTTTCCATTTTTTTCTAAAATATATGCACCTTCACTAGATTGCCATGCCATCATAAGTTTATAATACATTTCGGATGTTAGCATAACTCTTTGATATCCACCTGTTTCATTACTGTACTGTTCGATATAACAATAGTCATCAAACAAAGAAACTAACACATCTTCAAACTCTCCACTTTGATCTAATACTACGATCTCAGTACAGTCTTGGTCAAACTCAACTGTATACATTTTGCCTCATTACATTCGCATATCTTCATAGCGATCAGAGTACAGACGGTGTCTGGCTAAATCGCCTGGATCTCTCTTTATTACAAAAAAGCTTTTTACAAAATCAACTGCTTTATGGAAGTTTAAGTTCATTTGTTGCACCTTCTTCATCATCACATTGACAGAGTTTTGCCTCTTGCCTCTCAATCAACAGATCCAATTTTTGCTCAATGCTATCACACTTATCCATAAACTCAGATAGAAGTAATGACATCTCATCATTATTGATTGCCGACTTAGTGGTAGGCGTATTACGTGATTTGATCATTTAAGATCCTTTCTTTGTTCTGGCGTCCCCTGCAGGATTCGAACCTGCGACCTACTGCTTAGAAGGCAGTTGTTCTATCCAGCTGAACTAAGGGGACTGATTATTATCTGTAGACAGTAGTACAACGTCTCTCTTTGTTGTAACTTACTATCACACGTTCAGTCTTTCGTTCACCGGCAGAACTGCCTCCTACGATAGCTCCCAGTGCGGTCATTGCAGTATTGCCATCACCTTTACCAAACTGATTACCTATCAGTCCGCCAATGATAGCTCCACTCAATACTTCACCAGATGAAGCTGGGCGATTTACCATACCGTATACGGGAACATCTACCATAGAGCATTCTTCGACAGCATGGAGTAGTCGTGCAGGAGAACTATCAATAGATTGACATCCTGTAAGGGCGACCACAGTAATTCCTAGAACTGCTAACTTCATTTTATTTCCTTTCTGCTAACCCCAATCTTTGCGGTCATGCTCATTATCGTATCCATATTTATATTCTTCAATCTCGTCTAATGACATCGAAGAAAATTCAATTCGCTCACCTTTGTGAGTCCCTAAGGGATACCAATGAGGGTCATAGTTGCGACCATAATAGGCATCTGCACTACCACGATCTTGTGGACCACCATGTTCAGGTATACGATTAGATTCAATAGGTACTATCGGCATTCTTCTCGTACTCCAACAAAGTTTGAACTTTACTCAGAAGCATTCCTTCTAACGCTTCCATAGCCATTCGCTTTTCATCACTAGCACCTTCATTCAATGCAACTAAGGCATTTTGAAGGATAGTGATCTCTTCTACAGTTTCAGCATTCATGTTATTTTACCCACACATGATTGAATTTAGAAGGAAGGTTTTCACAAGAGTAATTGTCTCCTTCTTCATAATTAATAACTTCGACACAATCACCAGTCGAATGACTAAAGTGAACATCAGGTATACCTAGAGACGTAGTAAGGGCATAAGCCAAACCAATAATCATCCCAAGTACAATCACTACCGAAACGGTATAATCAAAAATAGCCTTCATAAGCTTTTCTCCTCAAACTTAGCCCAAGCATACTCTTCGGCTTGTTCGTCACTTAGACCTAACTCAAGACCCTCTTCAAAGAGGTTCTCAAGCAAGGCTTCATTATATAGATTAGACATACAATCTCCTTAAAGGTAAGCGGGACCAGTCCACTGAACCCAAGATAAGTCAGTGAAGACGTTTCCTCTAGGCTTGTTTCTTGCAGGGGCTGACCAGCTTGCGGCTTTCAAAATGTCACCAGCTTTGAACAACTTGTCATCGGCTTTCACAATGAAACCCCAAACAGAGCCTCTGGTCATCACTTTGATGTACTTTCTGCCTTCTTCGTAATGAAGATTTTCGTTGAACTCGTTGATCATATTGATATTGATCTCACTCAACTCTTTGGTATGGTTGCGACTAGTCCACTTAAGGTAGTCGAACTTGATGGCTTCTAGTAATTCATTCATTTCGTTTTTCATAGTATAACTCGCTTTTCTCAATTTATACAAGTATTATAGCAGACTGGTCCAGAATGTCAACCCTTTTCTTCAAATAAATTTGGAAAATGAGCAAATAATTCGCTACCGTCAATCAAACTAATGGTGCCATTATCAAGCAACATTGCCTCAATATCAGTGCCATACTTGGCACGTGTAGAGACGATAGTCCCTAAACCTGGTACCACAACATCAGTGCAGTTCCAGAGGGAATTCATAAAAGATTTGAATTGATCAGTCATATCAAACTCCAGCCATTTCGAATTTTTTAACACCAGCTTCCCACAATTCAATTGCGGCATCATCATCTTCAAAGCCATACTCGCTGGCAAAATCTACAGAAGACGAAGCAAAGACACTCTCAGCAAGACCGTATTCTTGGATAAAATAGCAAATAGACTTTGCAGTACTCGCTTCGGCAACCATGTTGTCACCGTCGAACATCTGAATCATGGCGTTATCTGCTGAAATAAAATCGATCATCTTTTCTCACTTTCTCTTGATTACACAGTTAATATAGCAGGTGTCTGAACTAATGTCAACCACTTTTTTCACTTTTAGTGTAAATAATTCCAAACTTGTTCGTACACGTAGCTCGAATCTTCATTAACTACATCTAACTCTTGTTCAGTAAGAGCAACTCCATCAGAGTCTTCTGCATACGCAATGTACGCATCACAGAAGTCTGGATAGTCTTTCATATCAATATCTTCGATTTCGACATTGAATAGGTTCATATTATAATTTGACATATTAGTCTCACTTTCTTTATGTTATACTGTAGTGTACAACACTTTTTTGGCAATGTCAACCCCTAAAATGAACTTTTTTTAATTTTCTCGCTTATAAACTTTATAAGCTTCGGTGACAGTTAAGTTCTCATCAAAGCCGTTATCCATAGCATCAACAAGCCACTCAAAAGTTTTACCGTAGAACTCAGTTGCTCTACGGGTCAAAACAGTTATTGCACGATTATATTTCATCATTCTTCCTCATCTCTTCAAGTTCACCCATCACTTCTAGGGTATCCATAGCAATCAAAAGGCTAACAGTCTCTTCTTTGAAAGTCTTCCAGAACTTAGGATCATGCTCTTCGATACTCAAGCTGTTATGAAACATGTCGCAAGTCTTGAGGATTCGAATGATCTCCGGAGCCTCACGCAAACGCATCTCACACAACTCTTTACGAAACTTACGATTTCCAACATAGTCAGGAGTCTTAGTCATGAACCAGACACCTTTCGCAATCTCAGGTCCAAAGAACCCCTCGATGCTCTCCATAGTAGCAACAGTGTCTTCAACAGTGTCATGAAGAATGGCAACTTGTATAGCCATTTGAATCTCTTCTTCGGTAAAAGTACCTTTGCTATCCATGTACTCTTCAACAAGATCAGCGACAGCAACAGGGTGAGTGATATACTCTTCACCAGTGTACTTACGCACTTGACCTTCGTGCATCTTTGTAGCATATTCTAGGGCTTTAATCATTAGTCTCTCTCTCAATTACTTCTATATAATAACAGGTTGGACCAGAATGTCAACCATTATTTTCATCTTTTTCGATTTTATTTCCATAATAATCGTGGGTGCCATCTCTATATCTTTGCTTTCTTTCGTCAATGATCTGACTGCTTATCCACAAAGCTTTGACCCCATAGTATGTGATAATAGCGGCAATTAACAGTTCTAAAATTTCCATCTATCCTTTCCTCTGCTGACGTAAAGTGACTTAAGATACCACTTGTTCTTATGAAAGAACTGATCTGAAGTGTAATCTACTTTCCTACCTGTCCAGCTAAATACTTCGTCCTTATGCTCTTCCCACAGAGTCGAACACCACATTCTAAAGTCTGACGATTCATTAACCGCTAAAGGGTCTTTGATTTCATTTGCGTCCATCATATTAGCTCCAGGTTTAGTTTCTATTTTACAAGTATATACCAAAACAAGGTGAATGTCAAGTTATATATAAATAATTATATCAATCACAACAGGGGTTAACATGTCATCAATCACAGCCAAATCAGTTATGGAAAGATCACTTCTTTTCGCAAAATTATCAGCTATCGCATATCTCGCACCAGATGAAGCAAAAAGAGGAGCAAGATCCTTAGGCTTTACTACTACAGAGTTTTATGATAAATCAGGAGCGCAGGCTTACAGATTTCAAAACAAACACGATCTCGTAATCGCATGTAGAGGAACTCAGCCAACTGAGTTTGGTGATATTAAGGCAGACCTCAAAGCCATGCCAGTTCTAGCTGAAACTATCTCACGTGTACATCGTGGATTTAAAACAGAAGTGGATGACATTTGGCCCATGATATGTGAAGACATTGACCGAAAAGTTAACTTAGATCGTAAGCTGTGGTTCTGTGGACATTCGTTAGGTGCGGCTATGGCTACTATTATGGCAAGCAGATGTAAGTTTGAAGAACGATTGAATGACCCAGTGATGCTGTTTACTTACGGCTCACCGAGAGTTGGTTGGAAAGGATATTGTAATAGCTTAGGCGTTGTACATCATAGATGGAAGAACAATAACGATATCGTAACAACAGTGCCTTTAAACATAATGGGATACACTCATCACGGTGAAGAACACTATATCAACGCTTATGGTCAAGTCAGAAATCCAACTGGATGGCAAAGAGTAAAAGATAAGTTACGTGGCATATGGATGGGAATCAAGCAGGGTAAAGTTGATTCTTTCTCAGATCACAGTATCGATGAATACATCAAGCACATCACTGATCATCAAGAGTAGGATCGTAGAACGTATAATTGCATAGAAGTTCTTCTCCTGGTAAGATGTCTCGTTTTGCCACCATGAAGAACCTACTATCTTTAGACTCTTTTTCGATATTATCGTTGATCGTACAGTGATTATAGAAAGCACCTAAAGGTGTACGCATCAGTCTATCACCCCAATAGAAGTGAGATAAGCCGATCTC